TGTCGGCGGCGAAGTTGGAAATGTCGCGCCGCGAGCGGATGGCGGACTTGGAGGCTCAAGCCTTGGGCGAGCAATACGAGTCGATGAGTACGGAAGAAAAAATGAAAGGGATTGTTTATGAGCGATAAGCCAATTTTATTAAGCCCTGCGGCGAAACAAGAGGCTTTGGCACGGGCGGTAAAGGAAATCCGCGCGAAATATGGCGATAAAGCGATTGTGAAAGGATGTGTCAAATGAGTTTCGGACGACGTAATACGGATTGGCAGGCTTGGGGACAACACCGCAGGCGTGCGACGGCGCGAATGGCACAAAAAAACAGAGAGCGCGAAATCGAGGAATCTCATGCGCGTTTCAGATGGA